TGTGTGCTGTACCATCAGCTAGTGATGTTATCTTTTGACTACCTAAATTAGCTGCACCTGTAAAAGCATTACTTCCATCTTTGTTAATAGCTTGGTTAATACCTGTTGCTAAATCTTGGTCGTGGGTATCGTGTCTGTCTGCAACAATCTTTGTTCCTGCATCTCTGTTACTTTGCCAAATCTGAGTACCTGTAAATACTCCATCTGACCTTGTGTATGTTCCTCCTGACCAACCCATAATTGTTCTCCTTTCGTTCTTTTTATCTTATATTTGTTTATAAATCAATATTTTATTCTATCTAAGTCTTTCATTTAATTCAGCTCCTGTTACTGGACTAAGTCTAGGAGCTATATCTCTTCTTAATATTTCTGACAATAATCTTCTACCTGGTGCTGTGCCATATAATGCTGCTAAACTTGCTGCTGTTATACCTGTAGCAGTTGGAGCTTGAGATAAACCTCCTCCTAATATTAATGCTTGTCCACCTAAAGTATAAAATGGAGCTAATTCTTCTTGTAGTTTAGTTGATTTTAATATCGGTTGTGCTGTTTGTGAAATAGCAGACATAGGAAATTTTCCTTCTGATGCTAAAGTATCTTTACCTCTTTTTTTTGCTATTGATATTCCTTCATCTATTAATTTATCAGGTGTTACAGCTCCAGATACAGTATCTCCTGCTCTTTCTATAGTTTCTTTTTGACCTTTTATTGCAGCATTTCTGTATGCTAAATAATCAGGATAAACTTTATCTAATTCTACATATTTAACAAAATCTTTAGGACTGCTAGAAATTTTCATAGCATTTACTAATTCTTTTTCTATATCTATTAAAGTATCTAATTTTTCTGTGCTAGTTAATGGATTATTTTTAGCTCTAGTTATAGCTGTTCTTATTTTACTGTGAGCATTTTTTAAATCTCTACCTGTTAATATTTCTGGTTGTCTTTTTTGTAATGATTTATTATCTATTTTAGGAACTAAAGTTTTATTAGGTGAAGAATCAAAAGTTAAAAGTTTATTATTAGTAGATGTTTTGTTTTTCTGAAGTTTAAATTTATTTAATATTTCTTTTTTAATAAATTTATTAATTGCTCTTATATCTGTAGGGTCTGATAAATTATTTTCTATAATATTTAAAAAATTATTTTCTATATTAGTTTCTGCTTTATCTATTTTTAAAGGTCTAATAGTTTTATTATAAGCTACATCTATAGCTTTATTTAATTTTATTGTACCTTGTTGTGCAGTTTGATTACTTTTAATTGGTTTAATATTTAATCCTGTTGCTTGTTTTATTTTTCCTAATATTTGATTAGCAGAAGCTCTACTAAAAGATATAACACTTTCTTCTCTTGCCCTTCTAGCTCCCCTACCTAAAAATGGAGTAACTGCTTGTATTCTTTCTAAAGAAGAAGCTCCAGAACCTGCTATTTGTGCAGGACTTAATTTAACTCCTTCTTTTAATAATTTTTGCGATACTGGACTAGATTGTAAAGCACTACCTACTACAGCAAATGGTGCAGTTATAGCTGCTCCTTTTACTCCTTCTTTAGCTCTTTGCTCTATAGATTCTCCTAAGGTAGCATCTTTATCTGGTTCTGTTTTTGCTGCACTATAAATTCCCCCTAACCCTATACCCCTTAAAAAAGTATTAACTGCTGTTTTACCAATACCTAATTTACCTGTTATTAAACTACCTAATATTTCAGAACTTAGAGCAGATTTAGGGTTTTCTTGTTGATATTCTTTTAACCCTTGTCTTATTTCGCTTAATATTTCATCTTTAGGTCTATTATCACCTAGTGCTTTGTTCATCCATGCTTCAGCTTCGTCTGCTGTGCCTAAAGATAATCCTTGCAAAGATGCTTTAAAATCACCTACATTTCTTTTTTTACTATAATCTATATAAAAATCTAAATCTCCACTACCACCCATAAAAGTAGGAACAGAAAATCGAACACCTGCTTTACCATCTTGTACATAAAATCCTTTTTCTTCATCATCTGTAGAACCAGATGCTCCTTGTTTTAATTTTTGTAATTGTTGAGTAGTTAATGTCATTATTGTAACATCTCCTCTAATGCTTCTAATTGTAATGGTGTCATCATATTTTGATAAGTATTAGGATTATCTTCTATTAATTTTGATAATCTATTCCATATAGCACTACCTTGTTTTGCATTTTTAATAGCTCCAGAAGATAAATCAGGTATAGTAGTATTATCAAAAAAAGCTCTTTTTTCAAAATCTTTTGTTACATCTTTTATATCTATTGTATATCTGTATCTTTCAGGATTTTCTGATTTTAATTTATTATATAAGTCATAATCTTCTGAAAAGTTTTGTTCTGCAACATCTAATATGCCTTTTATTTGTTCTCTAAATACTGCTACATTTTCAAAAGCTCCTGCTTGACCTCCTATAAAAGCTAATAATCTTAAAGCATCTTGTTCTGTAACCACACCAGGACCTAGAACATCTAATCTTAAAGCTCCTATTAATCCTTGAGTTTCTCCTCTAGCTGCCCTTAAGGCTATTTCTTTAGGCTCTAATCCACTTGCTAACAAAGTATTATATTTACTTTTAAAATCATCAAAAAATCTATTAAAACCTACATCTGAATTATCTATTTTAGTAACTAATCTATATATACCTTTTAAAGAATTTCTTTTTTGTTGTAAATCTTCTCCTAATTTTTTCATAGCTCCTGAATCTTTTAAAACAATTCTTTTATCTAAATTTCTTTCTGATACAGATGTTGCTTCTGCTAATGATTTAATTAAATTAAAATCATCTTCGTTATCAATGCTATTATATGTGCCTTTATTTATAATAACTTCACCATTATCATTTTTTAAATCTTGGTCTAAAGTAATTATTTGTTCCATTCTATTATCTATAGTTAAATCTTTTTTTGTACCTATATAACCTATTTTTTCTGTTAGATTTTTCCTTAAAGCTAAAGGTTTAGTATCTTGTAAATTTGAAGTGCTATACATACTACCTATTCTAAATAAATTAGGATTATTATTTATTAATTTTAATAAACTAATATCAGATGGATTGTTTTTATCAAAAATAACTCTTTGACCTCTTTTAATAACTACTTGTTTATTATTTTTATCAAGATAAGTAATTGGTTTTATTCCTTGATAAACATAATTTTTTTCATTGAGTTTATTATTTTTTAAACTACCTGAAATTCTTTCATTAGGTAGTAATTCTACAAAAACTCCATCTTTTCTTTTTTCTATTGTCTGCTCTGTATTACCATTTATATCTGTTGTTGTTTTATATCTTAAAGTTGAAGTTTCTGTAGATTCTTTCCCATCTATAGTAGTAGTTACATTTTTTTGTTCTGGTGTAGTATAAGTAGTTTTACCACCAGTTTTTTGTGTTTGTAAGTAATCATATACTTCTAATGGACTTCTACCAGAAGCTGAAGCTAACTCAAATAAATCTGCTGCTTTTATATCTTTTACATTTTGTTTACCTGTTATAAAGTTCGCAGCTTTTGCAAAGAAATTATCTGCTTTAGGTGTTCCTGGTATATCTACTGTTGCAGGAGTAAATACATCTTGAGTACCTGTATATAAAAATCTTTCTTGTTCTGGTATTTGGTCTAGTGTTACTTCTCCACTTCTATCTATAGGAGTTACAAAACCTTCTACTCCAGACATATCTTGTTTTAATGCACTAGCTAAATTAGATTCTGTTAATGGTTCATCTGCACTTTGTGTAGCTTCAACAAATTGTCCAGTAGGACTTACTATTTTACCATTAACTTGTCTGTTAATTAATGCTTGAGTTAATTTAGTATCAGCTATGTTTGCTTGTTCTTGTTTTAACTGTGCAGCTTGTAAGGCATTTCTAGACCTAATACCACCTAATACTTGTGCTGTTAATACACCTGCTACTGGTCCTATACCACCTCCAGCTGCTGCTTGGTACATTTGTGGTGAACCTATAGCACTAGATTGAGCATATTCCTGTCTAGCTTTTTCTAATAACTGTTGTATTAATGGGTCTTGTTGTCTATTAGGGAAACCTCTTACTGCCATATTACACTCTTTCCATATTTACATCTAGTTGGCTATAATCTACCATCATGTGTCCAAAAATATTTTCAGATACTGCTAATGGTTTTACTTTCTCAACTTCTTGTGCCATTACACCAGTATATTTTTGTGGAGACCAATTATACTCAAACTCATAAATATTTAATCCAGATTTAGATTTAGATTTGTATTTAATGTTTTTCTTTAATGTTTTGTCTGATAAACTAGGATTACCTGCTGCACCACCTAATATACTACCTAATGCTGCCATACCTGCACCATAACCAGCAGTTTCTGTAGCAAATCTTCTATTAGCATCAAGACCTTGTGCTTGTGTTGCTGCAAATAATGGTGGAGGTGCAATACTTGTTGCTGGTACATCTAGTCCAGTTGTTGCTATTTGTCCACCTCTAGTTGTTGGAGATGGTAGTCCTGTTAATGTAGCTATCTCTGATAGTGGTACTTCTCTTTGTAATAATAAATCTGCTAGTTGTCTATCTCTTCTTCTTTCTTGTTCTGCTACTTGACTAGCTGCATCACTTATCTGAAAACTTCTTAATCCTGTAGCTCTGCCTAATTGAGCATCAGCTAGTGCTTGTCCTTCTCTAATGGATTCAGCAGCTACACCTTGTAAGGTATCGTTCTGAGCCATTCTAAGCTCTGCAAATGCGTTATTGTATGCAGTAGTGCCTTCTGGTATTCCAGAATTAATTAATTGTGTTCTAAGGTCTATACCTTGCTGTTGAAACTGAGGTTGTAATCTACTTACTGCTCTATTATAATATGCACCCTCAACTCTTGTTGCATAATCACCTAAATTTTCCATAGTAGGTACTGTAGCAAAGTTACTTCTATCTATCATACCTGGTTGTGATGGTAGATTAGCTAAACTAAAAGTTTCTTGTGGTAATCCACCTAATAATCTACCAGCAGTATCTAAATACGCATCTGATATTCCTACTTGTTTTTGTCTCTGTGCTTCATACTCTGGTGTTAAAGAATAAGTCTGTAGAAATCTATCATCACCTAAATCTGTTACTCTAGTTATATCATAAGGAGATACAACATCAGGTCTATTCATTCTACCTTCTACTCTAGCTGTTTCTACATTTGCTGCTCCTTGTGCAACAGCTGCACCTGCATAATCTGGTGCTGGTGGTGGCTTCGGAGGGCTTAATATATTGCCAATAAAACTCATGCTATTTCCTTTCTTAATAAAACTGCTTTTCTTTTATAACCTTCTAATTCTTTTTCCCAACCTATTCTTCCTAAAATGTCAACACATTTATATTTTTTTTCTTTTGCATACTTTATAATCTTTTTTTCTAAACTTTTCAAACTATTTAATTCTCCACCTGCTAAACCTATACGCAAAGAATCTTTATACCCTACTGTAATAACTGCACTTTTTTCATCCATAAATATTTGATATGTACCATCATTTAATCCTTGCTCTACTTCTTGCTTTGTTACATTATCAGCTATTGCAGTAGCTGGTTCTAATAGTTTCCATACTCTATCTGTAAGTATCATAAACCTACTCCTTTTTCATAATAAATATCTACACTATGCCATTTAATACTTTGTGCCTGTGTACTGGTTTGTATGCGTATTGCTGCGTTCCATCCTATATCTGCTACACTTCTCCATACTAATTGTGAAGCAATCGTTCCTGCCCATTCTGATACATCCCATGTAGCTGTATCCCATGAAGCTCCATCTGTAGTAGCACTAGATGGTGTATATGTAGAAGTACCATCATTAAAGTCTACATCAAATCCTATACTAACTGGTAAGTCTGCATCTGATGATACTATAGGTCGTATAGCTGTAAATCTTTTAGATGTACCTCTACCACCATAATATACAAATGCTGTTTTTGCGTTACCTTGTATTTGTACTCCTGCATCACTTAATCCATTATCTGCTTTATATACTTTAGTGTTTCCTCCAAAATATAAATCACCTTCTAATAAACCCCAACAATAAGCATCTTGTCCTGTAAATCTACCCCATGCACCAGTATTTAAATTAACTACAAACTGCACAAAAGAACCACTTACATCATTTGGTACATTAAATAAACCAAATTGTCCTTTAGGATAAATTAATGCTTCCCAACCAAAGGTAGATTTAAAATTAGTTACTGCTGTTAATATACTACCACTTATTTTATCTGATATGGCTTTTGCATAGTTTGTTTCATCTTCTGCATACATTTTAGTCAAAGGTACAAAACCAGATTCTGTAATTACAATTAATTCTGGTCCTACATTTACAATACATCTTTTACCTATAGGTCTTGCTATTTTAAATACACCTACTAAAGACCACGCAGTAGCACTACTTGGGTCTGTACCTTGATAAACTGCCACTTCTCCCTCTGAGGTTATAAAAGCTATATAATCATCTGAACCAGAACCACCATCTCTTGTTAGTGTACCAGCAGCTACTAATTTACCACCAAAGTTAAATACACTTCCTAATGCAAAGGTAGATACTGTTCCTGCTACAGAATTAATAGGTAAATAACCAAAACTTAAACTATCATTAAATATAAAAAATAATCTTTCTTTAAATACTGTTACATT